TCTTCTTGTTCTTAACTTGTTTCTCAGCCATCTTCATTACGCGCTTACTTGTTGACATTTTTCTCTCCAGATTAAACAAATCTATTTTTATTGGGGTAAGATTTCTTTTATCTAATGTATCTTTAAACAAATCTATTTTCATCTGCTACTTCATCCCAATTCTTTAAAAAGATATCAAAGCACTTTTGATGAGCAGGCTCATATATATTTTTTAAGCTTTTATGGCATGTGGTACATTTATTGTTATTATCAGTTATGCAGTGCAATCGCCATTTCTCATACATCCCGTACCCATACTTTTCTCTATCATATTTAATCATTTCTTTTTTTTCTTCTTACCTTTCAATATTCCAGTACCGGCATCTGCTTGATTAAATTCTTTGCCTACTTTTGTAGGTACTCCAACTTTCTTTGCGAATTTTGGGTCATGCGCTACCGCAGCCATAAGTCGGGCTTGTTTTTTAGTTTTACTTGGCATTTTTTTCCTTCTTTAGCGCTCGGGTGCTTTGCTCATCGTCAAACCATTTTCCTAAATCACTATCTTGTGGTAAAAAATCCACCTGGTCTAATAGTTGACATGCTTCAAATAATAGTTTTTTTACTTTAATAAGCTCTTCATTTGCATGCGAATAATTCATAATTCCCATACCTTATCATTAAGAGATTTATCCGGTGAATATATCACGTCCATTCTTATAACAGGAATTATAACAGGAGTTACATGGTTTTTATTATAAACATCCATTCCTTCTCCAACCATAATTCTTACACCAAATTCAATACCAGTTGTTAAATAATTACCTATAAAGCATTTGTTTAATTCCTTAGCATTATAAGAGGATGAGTCATCATGAATAGCATCATAAATAGCATCAACAAAACCACTTTTGTTATTTAACTGCGAGATTATATTAGTGAGCATATTTATAAGCAAACGCTCAATATGTGATGAGGTAGCAGCTGCATGGTCAAGATGGGCACTCTCCACAGCTCCTAGACGACCATCGCTAGGTAGATCTATATGATCTATTAATATATTTATTTGATAAGGCTCTTTTAGTTTATTTGCCATCAATCATAATCCTCATCGCACTCATGTTCTAGATAATATTTTAACGCTTCTATAATAGATTTTATAGTTAAGGTGTTTATTTTGTTTCTCTCTGTATACATCTTAGAAATGTCAGCTTCTAATCGGGCTCGGTTATTCTCTATGTGTCTAGTAATAGCTTCCATTGAATTGTTATCTAAAAAATCCTGCATTTGCTTTTCTCTTTTAGATAACATTTCATTTATTAGTGGAGTAACAGAATTTGCAACATGATATTTGTAATCTACATCTAAATACTTACGAAAGGCAGCGATGGCTTTGGTCTCCACGAGCTTAAATACTTTTTCAGCTATTATATGGTATTTCTCCTCCTCGCTTAAGTGGGAAGGATGGTTACATTCTTTTTTATCCATCTTACTTTTTCTCGTCACCTACTATTTCACGGTTCTTATGGCATTCATCAACACGCAAGATATCTATGGTTTCCGATGGCATTATATTTAACTTACCTGTTCTCTTGTCTTCAGCCCATTTTTCCAATTGAAGCTTTCCATCCCTGTCGGTATTGACATCAGTAAAATCAATGCTTTCTGGCGCACCATCTGTATTAAGTGGAACTGATGATTGGACTTCTTCCTTTATCTCTTCAACCACACGAATGTCTATTACACAGCATTCCTCTATTGGAAAGTTATTAGCTTGCGAAAACTTTTCTATAGATTTAATCAATGCTACTTTGTAATCTTTAGCTTCAACTAAACAAACTTGATGAGCAGCGGCATTCCCACGAACACATACTTTAACTTGATATACTTTCATTTTTATCTCCGGTTGGTTTAATATCTGGGTAAATCTCTAAAAATTCTTCCCTACTTAGCGGTCTCATATGACGACTATCTACCTTTTCAATGTGCGCCATAATTTTTTCATCTTTTCTAATTTGCCATTCATATGCATTTGGAAACGAGCGCTGCCACACATGCCTTATTTTGCATTGCAAACTATCAACGTAATTTAATACATAGCAATCAAAACATTCGTTGGTCTCCCAAAGCATTCTCATCTTCTTGTTTTTGCTGCACCATTTACATTTACTTTGTTTTTTCGGTCTACTCATCCTTGGATTCCATTTTAGATTTACGCTTCTTGTCATTCATATAATTAATGAAGTTGCTTAAATTTTTAAAGCAAGTTCCTTCTAGATAACTTTTAATCGTACGCTCAATGAATAAACCATCACCTTCAACTTTCTCAGGAAACTTCTTTTTAAATTCTTTCCATCTCATTCTTTTGTCTCCCGTAGTTATAAAATTGCGCTGATGCATACCTGCTTCATTCTTTGCATTCACCTTTCCAATGTGGATACATATTTGTTTCTGGATGCATGTCATAAAAATTAATATCACAAGTGGGACATTTCCCGCCATTGTAGATAAAGTTATATTGAAGCCACATCTTAATATCAATGGACGCTAAATGCGCAAGCCTTTCTTTATTTGTATAAAACATGCTGCCGTATTTCATTTTTATTAATCTCCACCATTTCTATTTCTGTATCATTTTTCTTTGGAGTCTCATATTTTGGCTTAAAGAAATCGCTATTATATTTTTTAGCTTCTCTCAGTTTTGTTTCGTAATCTGCAATTTGTCCATATCCCATCATTGGCTTAGTCTCCCCTTGTTTGTTGTGAATTAAATAATTGTGTTCTGCTCCGTACATTTCTTTTCCCTCTTCTTGTTGTCCATATATTGCATCGCGAAATCTACATGCGCCATTCCGCATCTATAACATAAATAATTATCATATCCAGGCAATCTTTTGCACCAGTAATTTTCTCCAGGTTCAACGCCTCTATTTCTATCTCCACATTGAGAACATTTTAATCCAATAAATTTAGTGAGCAAATAATTAATTATCATTATTTACCTAACTTCTCTTCAATTAAATTGATAAATTCTTTTCTTAAGAAATCCTTTTGTTTTTTAGAAGCATCCTCTGCGAGAACACTTAAATATCGAGCCACGACCGTTAACATAATGCTCACAGCATCGCTTCCGGAAACATCTGGGCGCACAAATGTTTGCACAAGAGAATGCCAGCTAACATTTATAATCTCTTTAAGTTCTGTTGTGTCAATCATTTTTAATCACCCTCTTTCTCGATAGCTTCCCATATTTCTACTACTATCTTGGTGAACTCGTGCCACTCTAGGTCTCTTTCTTTTACAGTAATAGAAGAATTATTTTCTAGCTGCTCATTAAATTTATTTTGCAACAGTTTTAGTTTTAATTTAATTAGTGCACCAGTAATACTATTCATCTTTCCCTAATTCCTCAATCATCATTTTATGTTCACTCAATCTCATATCAATAACTTTTTCATTCTCATGAAACATTTTTAAATGACGTCCAATTAATTCAATTGATTTTAAAATTGTAGGCGCAATTTTTTCGCAATCGCTTTCAGAAAATTTCTTTAATTTTTCTAAAACATATTTTGCATTTAATCCTAATTCTTCTGCTTCTTTACTCATAATTTTCTCTATTTTTAACTTAATTTGAGGTTTATTGAGGTTCTCGTACGCCATCTCACCAGAAGTTTTTTTACTATAACCCGCTTTGATGGCTGCCTGCATTCCATTACCATTTTTTATGTATTCTTTCACAAATCTTTGTTGCTTAATTGTTAATTTCTTTTCCATGGCACATTCAATTTTATTGAAAAACTTTTTAAAAAATCTGAACGCTCTTCTTTTGTTGGAAGAGAATCAGCATATTCATATATTCTATCAATCGCAGAAAACAAATCGGGTGCTTGAGCATCTATCCATTTTTCGAAGTCACATTTCTTTTCCATAATAATCTTTCATTTTACATTTATCAGAAAAAACCTTGTAATAATTATATTCTGGTTCTCTAGTAGATATGTGCGCGGATTCTTTTCTAACAGCAAATAAGTTTTCATTTTCATCGAAGTATAACTTTTCATTTCCGCACGAAGCCGTAACCAATAATATTTTATGATTCTTTTTGATTAAATTATCGAATTCCTCTTTTAATATTTCAAATTTTCCTTCGACTATATAATACTCCTCTTTATCCTTAATAAATTTAGCTATTGTAGGATAATTACATGTAAGCCATGTTTCAGTATTATCGCCCCATACGCCAGTAACTTGTGGCATTCCCACCATTAAATCATAGGTTTCTTTATTTACTTTAATAAAATTTGGCTCTTCCATCCTAACCCCTAAATAATATTCTTCCGCCATCAGGTTTTCTATTTATACGATTTAAAACTTCCTGAAATAGATATTTTTCTTGGGCTTTTTGCATCTCAGTTAAATGCTCACAATCATCAACGAATTCATCAAATTCTCCAAGCAGGTCTACGCATTTATTTCTATAAGCGGTAATTTCTTCTTCGGTAACTTGTTTATTTTTCATCTATTTTTCTCCATTCTTTCTACTAATTTTCTTCTTTCCGCAAAAAATAAATCAATAATTTTGCCACTTCAATTCCAATTCCATCATATATTGCTTTTTTTTCATCTATAGGTAACGAAGAATCATAAATAAAATCACATATACTATCGCTACATTTATTTATTAAATATTCTTGAGCTTCGTTGCAGTTTTTTTCTAGCCATAAATGCTCAAGTGTACCTTTCGGAGCCATTGTTAAATTCCTCAATAATTCCTAAATAAATTTCATTCATTTAATAAACGGCTCTTAAACATTTCGGAATTATATAATTTATCTAATTTGCGTAGCCATTCAATAAATTCTCTTTCCATTTCTAGATGATCAAAATATTCTACATCTGACATTTCAATTTTAATCCCACATCTATTTTTATCTTCATCATGCTCTACGGAATAACAAGGATACCATTCATCCCTGATTATATTAACTTTCATCTTTTCTAACCACTTCATGACCGCACAAAGCAATTACAAATTCAGCAGTAAATTCATGACAAGCTAATAAAAATCCGCGTTTAAAATAATTATCATCATCTAATTTGTTTTTATATTTAGTTTCAATAGCAAATTGACATTGCTTTATAAGCGTTCGTATTTCATTATCATTTAAAGCGTAATTCATATTATTTTCCAGAACCTTTTATAAGGTCATCCAACTCTTTATTCGCTAAAACCTCTAATTTAGCCGGAATAGTTTTAGCAAAAGTAGAATTACTAATTTTAGGAATAACATAAATCATCGCCATTTGAGCAGAGCTCGGTAAAAAAGCAGCGGCAAGCATTAACGATATAGCCACCGGAAGAATAATCTTTAATGTTACGCGATGCCATTTTTCCAGAAAAATATTGGCATATTTAATTTCTTCAGGATGGCAAGCGGTCACATGGAAAAATAGCACCCATAATAAAATTATAATGGTCGCCGCAAAACAAACGGACACTCCTAGACAAAGCAAATTATTAATACTGTCTAGGCTTAATATCCAATAAATAGTCCACCAACTTATCATTTATATCTCCTATTGATTACCCACATACTAATAATGAACATAACAAAATCCCAGGATAAACAAACAATCATAGGAAGAAAAATTACAAACCAGCTTAGATTAATTAAACCTACTATTTTAAGTACAACTAAAATTAAAACCAAAGTATTAACAAACCCCATCATAGTTCCTCAGCATAGAGTAATCCGGAAAATTTGCCTCAAATTTTCCCCATGCTATTAAGCGTAGATCTTTATCTAAAACTAAATAATAAAAAGAAATCCCAGGTTTAATATAAATAGGACACGGCAGTTTACCCATAGAATTAAAAATAAGAGGATTTTGATATGGGCATGCAAATTCTTTATCGCTAAATAAGATGGACGTTTCCCTGTTTAATATCTGCAACAGTCCTCCAGAATTATCTTTACCATCTATAACTAAATCTGCAATACTACTCATTTTATCCTCAATTTTTCTTCTTTCGATATTTTACGTTTAAGTTCTTTAGATTTATGGGCTCTAATTTTTGCAAATTTATTATCTACACCCACTTCCCATTTAGAATCTTTAGCGGACTCTTTCAAGCCCGCTTTAGATTCTGATTTCTCTCTTTTCTTTGCACCTTTACCTTCAATCTTAGCCAAAGTAGAAAACGTCTTTTCACGCTTTTCCACTTTCTTTAAGTCTCGGAGTTTTTTTGCAGTTTTCATATTTATCTCAAAAATAAAAACAATTAACCACTACATTTTGTCCTAGCACTTGGTTCAAATTGAATAATCTAATTGAAGTAGGGTAACTAGGCACAATCGCATGCGCATTAAACTTTCTAAAATTAACCGGTGTGCTAACGGTTACCGTATAAACTCCATCTGGAGAATCGTTATTTTCAAACTCGTAATTAGCCGCTGATATTTGCACTTTAACCGAAACATTATCAAGCGCCCACAGATTGCAAACAACATTCCTTCCTATATTCTTGCCTTGAATGAGTTGGTATGCTTCCATTCCATCAAAGGGGGACATGACATAATTCCCAGTCGGGATAATACCCTGAAAGTCCTTCCCAGCATAAACACTCGAAGCGGCTAAAACTAAAGCAGCGCCTAATAAAACTTTAAACTTCTTCATTTTGATATCTCAGATTAAATTACAACTTGTCCTGCAATATCATCATCCAATACGAACTATCCTGCTTCTCCAAATTCATGCCTATTTTTGCTAGCTGCGCTCGTAATAGACAACGAAGGCTCCTCAATTAACGATATTGTAACCCAATCGAAACGCACCCTTAAAGATGAGGGTGAGACTATTCCCCGTAACCTAGGAGAGGAATTCATAAAAACTAATATGGCGGTCAATAACTGGATTCGAACCAGTGTTACGCATCACACTTTACTATGATAGGCAAACCTAAATACAATCAGCCCCTAGGGGAAAATATTGCATTTAGTGAGGTCGACCACCGTTGCTAATAGCAACCGCATCTATCACGATTACCTAGGAATCCTCGAACTCCCCCATATTGACCAATAACTGGCTCCTCGAAATGGACTCGAACCATTGACCCAGTAGTTAACAGCCACTTGCTCTACCATCTGAGCTATCGAGGATAATTTCATTTAATTTTCTTAACTTTCCATTCATAAGACTTACAATTAGGGCACGCACTCGGATTTTCCTTTCTAGGTTGCCATCTCCAACCGCACCGAATACATTGCGCCATCTCGGCTACAAGCTTTTTATGTATAGTCTCTTTTTTTGAAATTTCCATTCATACGCTTACATTTATTGTCTTGTTCATAATAATAATAATAATAATAAGATTTGTCAAACTTTTTTTAAAAATAATTGCAAAATAATTTATATCCATTTAGAATAAGCGCATGTCCAATTGAGTGATATCATTATGCATAAACCACAAATAAAAGTCACTAGAAGCGTACAGGAAGCAAGAGAGCAAAGCTTTGAACGTATTATGGTTGATTCTGTAAAAGCCAAACAACGTAACTTTAATGTAACTATGCGTGATAAATTCATGCCAGGTGATGAAGTTGATGTAAGTAAACGTCATGAAAGAGGGGAAAAGTAATGGCTGTTTTAAAAGCTAAAGCACGTAACAAACTTAAAAAGTCAACTTTTGGTTTACCAGGCGAACGAAAATATCCTATGCCTGACAAATCCCACGCCGCCAATGCTAAAGCCCGAGCGACTCAAATGGTCAACAAAGGCAAACTATCTTCAGCATCTAAAGCTAAAATAGATGCTAAAGCAAACCGCATCTTAGGAAACTCTAAAAAAGGCAAAACCAAATGAAAAAGAAAGAAATGAAATCAAAAGAAACGAAAGGCAAAATGAAAAAAGACCACATGAAAGAAGAAAAAGCAGAAAACAAGGCGTTAAAGAAAAGTCCCAAGAAAGCTGTCAAAGAAATAAAGAAAATTCATAAAAAAATGGGATATTAAAAACTTGAAGCCGACTTTTGATAAGTCGGCTTTCTTTTTTTATAAATAGTGGCAGGATTCTTTAATCGTGCTTTCAATTTATTATGACTATCTATTTTTAATTTTTCTTCTTCTCTGGTAGGGCGCGCGAACTGCAGCATCATACCGCAGTCCACTATACGTGATAAAGCAAGCCGTTTATCTTCCTCTTCTCTTATTTCTAAAGATTCAATCCCTGGAGTTATTTCTATTGATGTATCTGCGCGTAGAGCCTCTAACATTTCCGCTTTGTCAATATCTATACCTGCTTTACTTCGTAAAAAACTAAAAAAACTCATATCGAAAATCCC